CTCTTGTAGTTGTACTTATTAATACTCATATAAAAAAAATTCTTTTCATGCAAGCCTTAATTATAAGCTATTTAGTGTCGTGGGTACAAGGAACTAGGATAATTTTTTTTTCTTAAAATGCTTCATCCATAGCCAATTCCAAAATGACATGAATCTATTATTCCATTTTCTATTTTCAAAGTTATCTACTCTTTCAATTTCATAACTAATAGAGAGTTGTTGTCTTTTTAATTTAGGTAGATCCTTAAACATTTTGTAAGCTTTTTTATTATTAATCATAAAATTTATTGTTCAACTTGATCTCTCATTTTAAGAAATTTAAGTTTTGCTATTTTAAGCATTCTATCAAACAAAGACTCTGCTTTCACAGTATGTATTTTATTTCTTAATTGCCCATTGACATACAAGATTACATTATTACTTTTATGATCAAGTTCTATTGTAAAAAACTCTTTAGCTTTTATTTCTCTTGGATCCGACATTTGCATCTCCATTTATAAGTTTTGTACGAAAAGTTGCATTAGGTATTTTGTGTTTTCTAGCTTGATGATCAATATAATCACTTAATATTTTTGATATCATTGCACCAGGAGCTCTAAATTTTTCTTTGCACAATCCTTTTAACAAGTCATAATCTGTTTTTTTAATTGCTACAGACTTCCATTTATCTATATCCATTATATTAATTCCCTTCCTTGAGCCGAGGCATCATCTATTACACCTACTAAATCTTTTAGTTTTTTGTTTTCTTCTGTTAATTTTTTTAAGTTAGCTTGAAGTAAATCTATATTTTTCATAAGACCATTCATTGTATCTTCAAGTTTTTTTAAAGCATCTAACTCACCCTCTGGTTTTTGACCAAGTGGTAATACATTATCATTTGTTTCAATTGTCATGTTTATCTTCCTCTGTTGGTTGTTGTTTTCGTTCATATAATTCGTTCTCTACTAAAAGAGTAGCTATCGTTCTATTTATTGGGTAATGTTTTTTTTCACTTTTACCTTCACAAAAAGATATGTTGCGAACTCCATCAATAAGCATATCTAATTGTAATGAATCTTCAATTGGTTCACCAGTCCAATCATGTGATGGTATTGCTGCCAATTGTTCATCTAAATCAGTTATGATATTCTCTAGTATTGAACTTTTACTTTTTAGTTTCATGCAATCTTAAATATATGGGATGAAAACTAAAGTCAATTAAAAAATTGTAATTAAAATAAAAAAGCGTATAAAATTATATGACCATATTAAAATTTGTGATGTTAACCAGTTTTTGTTTTATTTCACCAAATAATGGTGAAAGATGTGGCCAAACACTACATGATAACATCCCAGGTGCTTCACAATGCAAATATTTAGCAAATTACTATGGAAGTACCCTTAAAGGTGAATTCGTTAAAAATAAGGCCTCTATGACCTCTTATAGGGCACAATGTCTAGCTATCACTCAGGAAGGCTTGGATATTGACCAAACCTTTGAAATATCTTATAATATCTTATGACGGCTTATCGTATCAGAGCTAGTATGGGAGGACAGTCTATTGATCATGTAGTCAATGCTGCCACTAGTAAAGAAGCGATACTTAAGTTGTCGGAATTAGTGGGTGATGGTTCAGTTGAAGTAGCCAATGATGGTTTTACTGGCAACACTGTACCCCACATAACTTATGAGGAACTTAAAGATGAGTCCGAAGAAGATAGAACTGTTGAGAAAACTTCAACACCTAGAGCATAAGTGGTCAGCAGAATTAATGACCCACGGTGGATGTAATACTGATATGCTTCAGATTGAATCCGATATTAAGTCTACAAGAAATAGTCTTAAGTATCAGGATGTACAAGAAAATTTAGCTAAAGCCAGTTAATTTTTCTTAGGTTTAATAAAAGGAAACTTTTTACCTAGGGCTTCTGTCGGCTTTTTAAATTCATAATGATTTATTATCTTTAATAATTTTGGTCTCTTAACTGTACTATATGGTAAAAATAATTTAGCTAAGTGCAAAGCTTTTTGATGAGAGCATCTCCATCTCCATTGATCTTTTTTACCTAATGAACCTTTGCCTATTCCCTTAAAATGAATAGATCCAACTTTAACAATATCGTAAAAGTTTTTTATACAATCTAGATCAGTCATTGCAATCTCCATTGCTACATTCCATTTCATATAAATTTTATTTGATTTTATTTTTCTGCATTTGTACTGAGCATAATTTATATTACCTTCACCATCAAATAATCCTGCAGCATAAGCAATCATGTCTTGGTTGTGGTGTGGTATATTTTTATTATTTAGCATCTCCCCAACTTTCTCCAAGTCCATATTCAACAACACTTGGTACTTTAAACTCTATTGTGTTTTGCATTAAATTTTGTATTTCTTTTGCATGTGCCTCATCCTTTATATTAAAACAAAGTTCATCATGGATTTGTAGCATTGGTAAGTGACCAGCATTATAACAATCCAACATTGATTGTTTTGTTTGATCAGCTGAAGATCCTTGAATTAATCTGTTTAATGCTTTGTATGTATATGCTCTTTTAATATTATCCTTACCATATTTGGCTACTGCATCTTCATATTTTTCTGCCTGATGTAAACCAAAGTCTCTTGTTTCCCACATATCAAATCTACATTTTCTACCTTTTTTAGTTCTAATAACCCCCTTCTCATCTGCTGCATACTTACATCTATCTGAAAGTTTTTTAACAAAAGGTACTTTCTTATTGTACTTAATAATTAATTCATTGGCTTCATCTTTACTTACTCCAAGAGAATTAGCTAATTTGTTTTTACCCATTCCATACATTAAACCTAATCCAATTGTTTTTGCTTGGGTTCTATCTATACCAACTAAATCAGCAACAGTCTGATGAAAGTCTGCACTAGAATTTTGATAAGCTTCTACTAATTCATTTGACCCCTCATAACCGTCTCCAATAGAAGCTGCATAATGTACAGTCATTCTAGGTTCTTGTTGAGAATAATCAAAGCTTCCCCACTTATGGCCTTCTTCAGGAATAAATAGACTTCTTATCTTGGGACCAAAGTCTTTATTTCTTGATGGCACTTGTTGTAGATTTGGATTACTCATTGAAAGCCTTCCAGAAACAGTTCCTCCATTGTCTCCTCTTAATTGATTTATCTCTCCATGGATTCTCCCATTAACTTGGTATTTCATAATAGAGGCTAAAAAAGTTCCATGAAATTTATTCACTTCTCTTGCACTTACGATTAGTTGTGCTATTTTGTTTTTATTATTAATTAACCAATTTTGTGTAAAGGAAGGTTCTTTTGTTTTTTCGGTTCGTGGATATTCTAACTTCAATTTGTCAAAAGCTTTGGCAATCTGGCGGGGTGCCCAGATATCTATTTCTATTCCTATTTCTTTCTGTATACCCAATAGTATTTCTTTTTCTTGGAGCTTCATTTCTTTTTGTAATTCTGCAGCTTTTTCCACTTGGACTCTCACTCCTCGTTGACGCATCTTTATCAATATCGGAAGCAACTGCTGCTCCATTTCCCATACAGTAGTTAAACTCTGTTGTACTATTTCTTGTTTAAATCTTTGCCATAACTTTAATGTAAGCTCTGCATCTTGCTCTGCATAATAACCAACATGCTCTGCAGGTAGTTTCCACATTTCTGCTTTAGGATCTATTCCATGTGCTGCTGCAGCTTCCCTCAATTCTGTCTCAGCTTTTATTTCATTAAGGTAATCTACTGATAAAGCATTTAAAGAATATGAAAATCTATTTTCATTTATCAGTGCCGCTGCAATCATTGTATCAACTATAGGTCCGTGAACCTTGATACCAGATGCTTCTAACCAACCTACATCGTATTGAGCATTATGAAATATTTTAGTATTAGGTAAAGCACATACATCTTTCATATATTTCTTTACTTGTTCAGGTATCATGTTGCCACCACCAAGATGGCCAAATGGAAAATATCCTTTCCATCCTTCAACTGCTACAGCAAACCCTACAATCTCTCCTTTACCTAAAGCCCAACCAGCTCCAAGTCTTTCATTAATACCATCATCCCTAGTCTCTAAGTCAATAGCAATTTCTTTATAACCAGATAAATCTTTATATTCATTAGGTGTATTCCACATAGATTTTTTAAAGGTCAGTGTTAATTGCAGTCCATTACTCATTTGCTATTTCCTTTTAACAGTGTTCTGATTACTGTTGTTGCTGGGTTTAGATCTAAGTCTTTTATGCACCCCATTAATAAACTGCTTGACAGCACAAGGACCACAATAATAAATTTTATTTTCAATAATGATTGCTTTTTTTTCACACTCGGAGCATTTAATTGTTTGGTTCATTTAACATAATATTAGAGTTATCAAAACAAAAATTACCTGAAATAGTTATTCTGTAATCATCACTTGAATAAAATGGATATACAATATGATTTAAATGAGATTTAAAAAGTAATCCTTGCTTCTCCCAAGTCTTATCGGCAGGTATATGATTTTTTATAATATGATCCCGATCACCCTCTCCTAAAAACACAAACGATAAATGTCCTGCCAAATTAAGGTTCGATTTTGTTCCTGGAGATTTCTTTAATTCATTTTCCATCGTGTAAGGTATTTTCAAAAATATGATAAAACTAAAAACACCGTCATGGTTATGTATAGGATTGAACTCATGTTTTTTTTGAAAGTTAACCCATAAAGAATTTAATTTTAATTTTTGAGGGTTAGGATGAAAAATTGCCAACTTAAAGTTTTCCATAAATTTACTCTGTCCAATTTCATAAAGTAAAAATTCTTCAATTAAATTTTTGTATTCATAAATACTATATTCTTCTGCAATGTTGCCAACAAGATGTTGATTATATGGATCAGTTTTATCTTTAATACAATTATTTAAATTGTTATAGATATCATCTGGTACGGTAAATTTATGTATCATTTAATTTTTTTATTACCCTCATCCTTACTATCCATTAATCTTTTAATTTCTAATTGACAGTAATGAATTATTTTTTCTAAGTCTTGTATACCTGCTTTGTTTAAGTAACGACAAACATACTTTACAACACATCCCTGAAAAAATGATAATCTATTTTTAGAAATAAATTCATAAGGTTGAATGGTAAATTTTTTGTAGTGGGATCCTCCAATTTGTTTATCTTGTGGGAATGATTCATCAAACATATTTTTACTTGGCATTTTTCTCCTGTATATATATTAAATAATCTTGTCCAATTGGATAGTTAAACTTATAGTCAGATCTTAGTAAATGTAAAGTTTTTCTTGCTCTAGTTGCACCAGTGTACCAAACTTTTCGTTCATCACTTTTCTCTTGTTTATTTTTATGTTTATAATCAGATGGGTAATTACCTTTACCATACAATACAACATGGTTAGCTTCTCCACCTTTGACACTATGAATTGTATCTATTGTTATTAATGGATCTTTATCTAATTCTTTTTGTCCATATCTTCTAAGTAATCTTATAAAGTGTCTTACCTGTCTTGGTTTAAAGTTTCTTCTTAATATCCAATACCAAGGTTTATTTTTTTGGTCATCTTCTAATGTTAGTCCACACCATTCTTTTAATGTTTCAAAATTATATTCTCTTAAGTCTGGTTCTTCTCTCCAAAATTTATCTAATCTATAAGCAGGGTCTTCTAGTTCTCTAATATATTTATACATATTTCTAGCAGCTTTCTTATCAATACTTTTATCTTTGGTGATGGTAGTCCAAGCTTTAATTGCTTCCCATTGTTTTTGATCAAAACATTTTGTACCCTTGTTATCTTTATAGTAAAGACCAGCATCTTTTGCTAACATCCTAAGTTCATTCACTGTCTCATTAATACGTCCTAATATATACCAATCCTCATTAAATGTTTCAAAAGGTATTTCTTTAAATGATAGATAAGCTTTAACATAACCTTTGCTTCCTCCTGGTAGATATTCTTTTTCTTCACTATCACTAATACCCCTTCTAATTACTTGTGAGAACCTATGTATAGCTTCACCAAATCTTTGAGTTCTTCTTAACTTTACTTTACGACCAGGAAAAAATTGAGTAAAATATTTTGGGTCAGCTCCATTCCATTTGTATATAGCCTGGTCATCATCTCCTGCTAAATAAATTCTTTTAACTTTAGAAGCCATCTTATATATTACTGACCATTGAAGAGGCGTACAATCTTGAGACTCATCTAGTATTAAAACTTTGAGTGAGGGGAAGTCTACTTCTTTAATAGCTCTTTCAATCATGTCATCAAAATCTATAAATGATCTTTCTCCTCCACCAACTTTGTAATGTTCATAGGTGCTTATCTTTCTTAAAAAAACTGTTAGAGAATCTCTTTTATAAGCTTCTTGTTTGTAAGCTTCTTCTGGAGTTATTAATAAATTTCTAGCTTTACTATATACACCCAATGACCAATCCTTATACATGAAGTTATCATCAGCTAATCTTTTATCACTTGATTTAATAACTTTAGTTTGAAGTGCAAAATCAATTGTACAATCTTTAGGGTCAAACACTTCTTCTGGAAAATATCTTCTACAATAGGTATGTAATGTTTTAAATCTAGAAAAGTCTTCTGTGCTATAGTTTGGAAAAGATTCCATTGCTCTTTTAACTGCAGTGTTAACAGCTTTGTTTGTAAAAGATAAATAAGCTATGTCTTGAGGTCTAATACCTTTTCTCAAATAACTTTTTAAAACCTTTTCAATTAAAGTATAAGTTTTCCCTGTACCAGGTGGACCAAAGATCTTTATTGTTTTGTGATAAAGATCTTTTAATATTTTAAGTTCTAAACTTTCCTGTGTGGAATTCTTCATCCATCTCCGATACTGTTTTCTTTTCTTTTGGTTTAGTTGCTTTTTTATAATCTACAAACTTAGGCATCTCAACAGACCACACATTCTTAACACCTTCATGATAATCTATTCTATCACAACCTAACAAGTGCATAGCTTCTGCTGCACTCTTAAATGTTTTATCATTACCTAAAAACTTTTCAAATGTAATTTTTTTAAAATAACAAACATTAGTTTTAGAATCTAACACAACATAATTATCCTGTAGTTTATCAAAGTCATCTTCTTCAATATGGCTTTCAAAGAATTTTTTAAGAAAATTATATTTCTCTTCTCCAAGTGTATCTTCAAATTTCATCTTCTGATTTTCTACTGCTTTCTTAACTATTGTAGATATAAGCATTTCAAAAGGTGATGGGCCACTTCTAGGTCTAGGTAAAGTTACCCAGTAGATACCATACCTAAGAAGTTTCACTCTAAACGATTTCTCATCTTTCATATCTTCAGGACTAATAACTATTTTCTCTCCTTGGAATTTAAAAGAATACTCAATTGATTTTGTGCTTCTAATAAATTCAATATCTTCAAAGTCGTCTATCAAGTCTGGTACTTGTGAACCAATGCCAAGCTTTCTAAATTTACATAAATCCTTATTACATATTGGTGTGATAGCCCCAAGCTTAGGAGGACATTTATAATTATAATCTTTTTTAATTACAGATTTTGCTACAGAGTTATCTATCTCTCTAGGGTCCATTGGTGTTACAAATATTTCTTGGTTTCTTTTTTGAAGTATTGTCCTCATCTCTTCAATTGTAATTTTGCCATCAGACTTCTTCATCTCAAGAACACCAACATTGTAGAGTAGATCATTACGATGGTTTCCTGACCATTTATCCATAACCATTTTTTGAACACAAGGTGGGTAATGTTTCCAATCTTCTTCTGGTTCATATTCTTTAACTTTAATATTTTGAAGTTGTTCCAAAGATAAAGTTTTCTTTCTAATTATTTCAATAAAGGTTCCAATCATCACTGGAGTATTTGATTCATTGTATGCAAACTCAGTAGTGGCATTCATATTGAAGTAAGGCATATTCATACACTTATTCATTGGAAACACTTCTAAAGCTTGAAAGAAATTTTTATTCCATTCATTTAATTTTTTAAGAACATCTTTAACTGAATACCAATCATCTAAAAATAAAAACAAGTGAAGTCCACCTGACTTAGATCTAACTGGTACTAAAGGTAATTGGTTATCTCTTACAATATCAATAACTTTTTTTTGTGAATAATCTTTATAGCTTTGAGGATCTATATCAATACAACCCCATCTACATAGGTCATCCTTCTCAGGTTTAATACCTATTCGTTTCGTACCTTCTAAATGTTCCTTCCAGATTTGAGGAGTAACTGGTTCGTGGACCGTGAATGTTTGGCCTACTGTCTTGCCCCGTTCATCTACCTCCCCTGTTAGAGAGGTAGTGATGAACAGTTCAGAATTACCCTCAAATATTTTTAAGAGCTCCTGTTCCATGGTTTAGAATGGAACGTTAGTTTTATCTGGGCTATTATTTCCTTGAGCTTGATTTTCTTGAGCAAAATCTACTTTACCAAAAATATCACTCTTCATAGCACTTTGATAAAATGCTTGAGTTGTTTCCAATGTTTTTAAATTATTATTTGTATTTAAAAACTTATCAAACTCTACAACCCAACCATACCAAGAGTTTTGTGAATTAGACTCTTTGGTTGTGCTTAATTTATAAGCTGTAGACCATGATGGTGGATTGAACATACCACTCTTACCCTCAGTTCTTCTAGACATAATCATAGAGTTCCATGTCTTTGATTTTTTCTTTTGGGTAGATTTCATAGTAATCAAAGCTTGTTCAATTGGATTATAATCTTTATCCAAGATATAAACAAAATGATTACCAGTATCTTCAATATAATTACCATTTGGTAATCTATCTTTGTTGTCAGCACCTCTACTAGTTTCAGACATAATAGCTGGATCGGTATGAATACCAACAGGTCTTCCTGGACTATCTCCTTTGTCTTTCCACTCATTAAAAGTATTTATGTAAAGACAAGGCACTACTATTAATCCTTGTTTACCTTTCCAAACTGTACCAGATGTTTCACTCCAGATGTCTCCTTGCTTTGCAGTCTCGACATGTTTACCATCAGTCTCATCTAAGACTGGAGAGTTAGCATATAGTATTTTTAGGATTGGTAGTTTTTGGTCCCGAGCTGTCACATACTCTTGACCTTGACCCGCCATCTGCTCTAAGTTTATAGCAGCTGGAAGGTTATCTTTTTTAGTCGTCACTTCTTTTTTATCAGTCATGATTATTCCTTCGTGGTTATTTTAGTTTTATTTGCAACATAAGTTCCAAACAATTCAGCAGGCACATCTTTACCAAGATCTTGAATCTGTTCTTTTACAAATGATCTAAGACTACTTGGGTGTACAGATGTTTTCTGTTGAACTGCAAGTCCCTTTTGTTTCAGCTCCTCTACAAGTGCTTTAGCTTCATTATCTTGCTTCATTTTAAATTCCAAAGAAACTTGGTTTTTAATCAAATCTCCATGGCCATTTTCACGAAGCCAATTAAAAGCCTCTTCACTTTTAGAGACAGGTATTCTAGCTGAATAGAAAGGCTTAACTTCTACAGATGACCCATCTGCTAATTTAAGCATTGATATACCTGCTTGTTGCATTAAGTTTGGAATTGTTTGCTCAGAAAGGTTTGTCTCAACTTCTTTTAACTTTTTAAGTTGTTCTTCAGCCGTTGATATTTTTTTCTGAGTTTCCAATAACTTGTTGCAAGAGTCGGCAATGTCTTTTGACATGCCAGTATCTACCGATACGATAGATTCTGCTTCTAAGTCCATAAGAACCTCCTTGTTCCGAATCAATATATTATTAATTTGATTTTAGCAAACAAATAATTTAAATAATCTGGAGTGTACAATTATAAAACAAAACCATTTAAACATCAAAGACAATCCTTAATTGAAGGAGCAAAACCCTACAACTTTGCTTACTTTATGGAAATGGGAACTGGTAAAACAAAAGTTGCTATTGATAATG